CGTCCACTCAGGGCGTGCCTGATGGCCATGTGTCCGGGGATGTGGCGGCCGAGGGTGAGATTGAAATCTCTACAAAAGTGCTTACGCAGCTGACGGCCATTGCACGCCGTGCCGGTTCGTGGCGCGGTATCGACCCGGTGGATCTGATGTTCTATGCCAAGGCCGGTAATGAAGAGCTGAAGATTGAAGCCTTTGGCTGCAAGCTGGTGGTGAGCAACCTGCTGGATAACGATCCGAAGGGCGGCAGCACGCTGAGCCACAAAATTAAGTACATGGTCACAAGCCCGCAGTTTGTGCGCATTAACGGCGTGCCGTATCTGGAAGATGAAGATACGCGCAACCTGATCGGATAAGGACATTGCACGGATGCAAGAGCACGAAAAAAGTATTTTAAGCCTGATCCTGCTGGGCGCACTTATTGCCCTGGGACAGATGTTAGTGAGCAGTGAGCCAATGACCGGAAAGCTGTTTTTTGGCCGCATTATCCTGGGTTCGGCCACCTCAATGGTGGCAGCGGCGGCGCTGATTTGGATCCCGGATATTTCGCCGGTGGCCATTGCCGGATTGGGTGCTGCGCTGGGGATTATTGGCCACCAGGCCGTTGAAATCTGGCTACGCAAAAAAGGAAGTCGTTATTTATCAGGGAAAGGAAAACTGAAATGACATTAAGCGAAAAGCAGCAATTGTTTGTGCAGTTGATTGGCCAGCTGATCGAGTGGGCAGGCAATCATGGTTACCGGCTGACCTTTGGTGAAGCCTACCGCACGCCGGAACAGGCCAAACTCAATGCCAAAAGCGGCGCGGGCATTGCCAATAGCTTACACACGCAGCGTCTGGCGATGGATTTTAATTTGTTCATCAACGGCCAATACCAGACCCAGACCGAAGCCTATAAGCCGCTCGGGGAATATTGGGAATCCCTGGGTGGCGTGTGGGGCGGGCGATTCAAAAGCCGCCCTGACGGCAACCATTTCAGCCTGGAACACAACGGGGTGAAATGATGGGCAAGCCGCTGGTGATTGCCGCCCTGGCGTTGTTGGCCGCGTTCGCAGCGGGCTGGCAGGTCAATACCTGGTACAGCGATAGCGTGGAATTGGTGATCAACAATGCCGCACACGCGGTGGGGGAAGCCTCCCGCATGGCCGGTGAGAGGGCGGCCAGTGAATCCGGCCGCAAGCTGGAAAATACATTGGAGGCATTGCGAAATGCGCAGCCTGTGGAAATCCGCACGGAAGTGGTTAAGCCGGTTTTTACTAACGTGTGCGTGTCTGCTGATTTTGTCAGCCTGTACAACGCCGCTGCCGACAAAGCCGAACGTGCCTTATCAGGAAAATCTGTTAACCAAATGCCCGGTAAAACTCCCGCGCATTAATGGAGTAACGGGTAAAGACATTACCGAACCTTTATTACTCTTAACGCCGCAATATTCAGGCTGTGCGGCACGTCATAATCAATTAGTCGATGAAATAAACCAACGGAAGGAAATAAAACAATGAGCAAAATTACTATGGCTGTAAACGGCACCGCACTGACCTTTGAACCTAACGCCACCGCATATAATAAATTCATTAACGAAATGTCGATGGATAATAAAGTGGCACCGGCAAATAACTATTTGCGTCGTATTGTTCATGTTGAATGCAAAGAAGCGCTGGATACCATTTTAGATATTCCCGGTTCTGCCCTGCAAATTTGCAGCTTCGTGAATGATCAGTTCGCCCCGAAATTAGAGATTGAACTAAAAAACTAACGGCGCGGGTACGCGCAATTGAAAATAATGGGCTGGAACAATATCTGATTTTGCGCCGCCATTATTTACCGCATGAAAATGACGACCCCGAAAACTTAGCCCGTGCCGTGTGGCTGGATAACCGGCATTGGGAGAATCAACGCATAGCTGTAGCAAATGGCATTGCCCTGGCATTTAAAGGCGAATAATGGCTGATTTAGATTTTACACTCAGTTTAATTGACAACATGACGCGCCCCCTTCGCCAGGTGCAATCCTCTGTGAGCGGCTTCGCCCAGGAAAGTGCGGCCGCCTTTGGCAAAGTGGCCATCGGTGCGGCTGCGTTGTGGGGCGTGGGCGCGTCAATTACAGCTGCATTGGATCCGGCCATTCAGATGTTTGACGCCATGCAGGAAGCCAGCGCACGCGGCATTAATGATGATGCGCTGGCCAAAGTCACGGATGACGCCCTGAAATTCAGCATGCGATACGGGGAATCGGCGGTGGAGTTTGTCAAATCCTCCGCCGATATCAACGCCGCCGTGGCCGGGCTGACAAACGCCGAATTGCCCCGCGTCACGGTGGTGGCCAATACCGCCGCCAAGGCGTTGAAAAGCACGGCCGGGGAAGCGTCGGAATTCATGGGGCAGATGTTTACCCAGTTCAGCGGCTACGCTGCCGAGGTGGGCAAAGTGCAGTTCGCGGAAGAACTGGCGGGCAAAATGGCCTACATGAAAAACCAGTTCGGTACGGACATGGCTACCATTAAAGACCTGATGGAAGGGGCGCGTGGTGTCGGTTCCAACTATGGCGTGGGGATGGATGAACAGCTGGCCGTCCTGGGGGAGTTACAACGTTCATTAGGCACGGAAGCGAGCGGTTCTTATGAAGGGTTCCTAAGCGGTGCCGAGGCCGGAGCGCAAAAGCTGGGGTTAAGTTTCAAAGACGTGCAGGGGCATATGCTGTCATTGCCCGCCATGCTGGAAAAACTTCAGGGAAAATATGGCAAAAGCATAGAGGGCAACCTCAAGGCACAGGGAGAATTAGACGCTGCCTTTGGTGACAGCGCGGCGGTGATTAAACAGCTGTACGGTAACGTTGATCTGCTGAAACGCAATATCACCGAGCTGGGCAGCAATGACGGCATGAAACGAGCCACGGAGATGGCCGAGAAAATGACGCGCCCCTGGGACAGGCTGACGGCAATCTGGTTTGCCATGCGTGCCGCGATCGGTTCCACACTGTTGCCGGTGTTGTATCCGCTGGTCAATAAAATCGCGGACGGTGGCGAACAACTGACGCGCTGGATGCGGTTATTCCCCAATATTGCCCGCGTGATCGGTTATGCCACCGTGGCGTTGCTGAGTTTTGCGGCCGTGGGGGCTATCGCCAATATTGTGATGGGCGTTCACGGGTTCGTGATGATGGGTGTGAATCGCCTGCTGGCACCAATGGCCAGGCTGTTAGGGCTTAACCGCGTGGCGATCGTGGCCAGTAATGCCGTGACGCAGTTGTTTAGCGCCGGGTTGCGTGGCCTGCGCGTCACCATGCTGGCCGCCAGTATGGCCGCCCGCATGGGTGCCGCGTCATTCTTGCTGATGATTGCGCCGGTGGCGGCTATTGCGCTCGCTATTGCGGCGGTGGTCATTGCGGTGATCAAGTTCTGGCAGCCTATCAAAGCCTTTGTGAGCGGATTTATCAGCGGGTTCGGCCAGGCGGCCGGTGCGCTTACCCCTTTCAGCGGGCTGTTTTCCGGGATTGGCACGGCAATTGGCTGGGTGTGGGACAGCGTAAAAACGTTGGTGGGCTGGTTCGGTAATCTGCTGACCCCGATCCAAATGACGCAGGGGCAACTGACGAACGTCACCAGCGCGGGCGAAACGTTCGGGCGGCTGGTGGCAGCGGCTATCAACATCATTCTGATCCCGCTTGAGCTGGTGTTTCGGGCGATCGGTGGGATGGTGGATATGTTCAAGATCGTGCGTGACGGTTGGATTGATGTCGTGAAATCCTTTGATATCAATTCGCCGGTGGAGTCTTTTGAAAAGATTGCCAGCGTGATCGGAAACGTATTCGGTAAGCTGTGGGATTCGCTGAAAGCCTCGTTTACCGGCACATACAACTGGATTGTTGAGAAGTTAAATAACATTCCCGGCGTCAATATTGAGCTGAAAGAAGTCCCCGTGACGGTTACGCCAAAAGGCATGCCATCCGCGAATACGATGCCAAATTCTGTGGCCAATGCCTCTGCGGCCATGCCGCCAGGGTTTAACGGCGTGACGAATCAAATCAGTGGGGCGGGAAATAAAAACCCTGTGCTGCAACCGCCGCAGCCAATCGGTAACGATATTCTGACGGGGGGAACGGTAAAAGGCGTGGAGCGTGGCGGATTGAAAAAGGAAATCAATACCAATACGGAAACCACAATTGATAACAGTAAAAAAATCGGCACCGTGAATATTCATCCTTCAAAAGGACTAACACCGGCCGAGCTAATGGAATGGCAGGAATTAAATTAATGACGGATTTGCTGTATGTCGATCTCCTTATTACCGGGCGTGATTTTACGCTGAACACTGGTAATGAACCGGGCTTGTGTAATAACCGTATCAGCATTGCACAGGATATTGTCCACGCCATTATTGAAAGCGGGTTAACCACGTTATTAGTGGCAGAGCGCAGCCCGACTCTACGCGCCGATGTGATCACCCAAATGGTTTTATTAATTGAAAGTGATGAGCGCATTATTCCCGGCACCGTGAATATTACAGAGGAATCCGCAAAGCGCCTGTGGGCAACGGCAGAAACCTATGATTTTGGCAAGATTGACGCCGGGGTGAATTATGAGTGAAAAACCTACCATTGATTTTGAGGCGGTACTCAAAGAAAGCGGGATGCCGGTCACTCAGGAAGAAATCGGCCAGCAGTTTATGGCAATTGTGAAAGCGGAAGGGATGATCACAAACACCTCCCGCATGTCACCGTTCTGGCGACTCATTACCGCCATTGTGACCA